ACTCTCCGGTTTGGGGGTTAAAGACCTCCGTGCGTCCATACCAGCCTTTGGCAACAAGGGTAGGTTTGAGCTTGGCTTTCCACTCTTTGAACGGTGTGCCATCTTTGGCCGCTTTAGTAAGGGAGTCGTGGATATCTTTGAGGATGTCAAGCTTCATGAGCTTGGCAACGGTGAAGGTGCGCTGGTGCGCTTCGCCCCACACTTCGGTGTAGTCCCAGCTGGTCTTGAGACCCTTTTGTTTGATATAGTCTACCGCTTCTTCTGGCTCCATGCCAAAGAGTGCGGCGATCTCTTTCTTACGCATCTTCAGTTCCTGCCTCGATGTTGCCATAGAGCATGGCGTTGGAGAGATACTTCTCGAAGGCTTGAAGCAGTAGGGCTTCATCGAGTGTGCTTAGGGCGCTGGTGAGCGACTCATACGCCTCTTCGTAACTGGTGGCGTTGGCAAATGCCTCCTGGAGTGCTTGGAGTATCTTCTCTTCTGTGTGCTCTGTCTCGATGGCGTTCGTGGCACGGTCTATCTCATCTTCTGGGAGCGGTTTGGCACTCATGGCAAAGGGGCGTTTGGCAGGAAGCGTCTTTGGCGCTGCCTCGATGTCGATGCCGTAGGTTTGGGTGAGGTAGGCTTCGGTGAATACGAAGCGATCGCCCATCAGTTCGCCCAGTGTCTTGTCGCGGGTGGCAAGATCGGTGTTTGGGTTCGAGGTGTCCTCAAGGGTAAAGGTGATGGGTGCGGTAATGTGGTTGAGCGTTCTAAACTGCTCGATGAGCTTGGTGATGGCTTCGCTTAGCAGCTTCTCGTCTGCCATGGAGATCTCATCGGAGATAAGTTTATGCGTCTGTGTGGCCGCGTAGCTTCCCTCTTTGACATTGCCGGTGAGGTTGCCACCGGTGATCGCCTCTCTGATCTGGTCATCGAGGTAGAGCAGTAACTCCTTGAAGCCCCCTTTTTCGTTTGGTGTAGCAAGGTCGATGGTATCCTCTTGCTCGATGACTGCGACATCGCCACCAAGCATGGCATAGAGCTCTTGTGCCATGGCGTTCTTGTCTGCATCGGTCTTACCGATGACCCACGGTTTGCCAAAGCGCTCCATGAACTCTAACCAGAACTCCATAGAGGAGGCTTTGAAGCGGCGCAGCCAAAAGAGGGTGTCGTAGAGTCCACGCCCCAACTGCGAACTGAACTTGGCACGGTATGTCAGGTGTAGCACTTTGCGTGGGTCCACCTCTTCGAACTCATAGATGAGCTTCCCGTCAAGCAGACTGAAGGCACGGTAGTCCCTCTCTACAGGAATGGGGTAGTAGTAGCCCTCCCGCTCCTCCCAGTTGAGTTCAAAAAGGCTCATTCCCTGATAGACCGTGTCGAGCACTTGAGAGCGGAAAGTGTGATCGATGATCTCTTCAAGTGTGGCGACAAAGGTGTCGTTACTGCTGTGTATCTTGAGGCTCTTTTTGAGTGTGGCCGCTTTGCGTTTGGCAATGGCGGAGAGAATGGTGGGGTCGTTCTCTATCTTCTCTATCTCAACATCGTCAAGCCACTCACCATGGACGGGCAGATCGTGCGCTAATGTATAGAGTGAGTGCGCCAGCTGCCTGATGCGTGGTTTGGGTGGTTGTGTCTTCTTTTTGCGTTGGTTCTTTTTGCGTTTTGCCATGGGTCTCTCCTATCGGTATCCGCCGTAGCGGGAGTGTCTTACGGGTTTTTTGTAGGTGCGTCTGTTCCCTTGCTTTTTAAGCCTTACAAGCCTCCACAGGCCTGCAAGCGTGTCGCTTAGGTCGTCGTGTGTGGCCTCTGGGAAGTCGTCGAGTTCACGGAAGAGTTCGGGGTGTTCCCCAACAAACACGATGTCACCATCGGAGAGGGGGAACTCCAACTCTGCGATGCGCTCCTCTTTTTTGTCACGGTTGTGGATGAAGCGGGTAGAGGGGATGGTGCCAAGGCGGTGGACACACTTCTCTTTGAACCAGTCGCGGTAGGCGTAGAAGCCTGAGTTGCTTTCGCCCCCTACAAGGTAGAAGCGCTCTTTTTTAAAGAGATCTACCAGAAAATCGACCGCTTTGACCCCTTTGATGCGTGCACGGTAGGTGTAGTAGATGTAGAGGGTTCTTGCCTCTTTGTCAAACCCTCCGGCTGTGACGGCAAAGTAGTCGCCACCCAGTGCATCGCCTTTGAAGTCAGTGTAGAGAAATGTCTTGACCAGTGGGGGCATCTGCGTTTTTGAGATGACGGTGAACTTGGAGGAGTCGAAGGTGCTAAATTCACTTCCTGGGTTGTTCTGCAACTCTCGCTCAAAGGCACGGGGGTTGGCAAAGCGCTTCTTCATGAGGTGTTCAAGGCTGACAGCACGCCACAGCAGTACCGCCCCTGCATCCATGGTGCTTTGGTTGGCACGGTAGTAGGCGTGTGCGGCGGCGGATCCTTCTCGTTTGTAGAGGTGTTCGTAGTGGTCCCACAGATCAAGGCGGTCTGGCATACGGATGATGGCACGAAAGATCTTAGGGTGCCAGAATGCCAACTTTAATTTTCGTGCCAGGACGGCATCTTTGTGTAACAGGGTTCCGATGTAGAGGATGTCCATGCGTCCGTCGGCACCGCCGAGGTTGTCTACTGCTGCATCTAACCACTCTTCGAGTTTGTCACGCTGTTTTCTACTCTTTACATTCTCATCGTTCTCGAGGTCGTCGATGATGGTGAGGTCTGGACGGTAGGTGCCGTGTTTGACACCCCTGACCCGTTTGCCAGACCCATACCCCTTGATGCGTACGCCGTTGGCAGTGACGATGTCGCCTACCTTCCAGACGCTTCCTATGCCGCAGGCGTGCGGGAAGTCCTGTTTGAGACGGGTGTTCTCTTCGAGCTCGGCTTTGATGGCTTCTATTTGGATCTCTGTGAGTTCGACGGCATCGGAGAAGAGGGTGATGAAGTGCTTGAGGTCATTGACCACACACCAGATGACAAAGGTGAGTGAGACATCGGTGGACTTCCCAAAGCCTCGCGGCGCGGCAAGGGCGTACTTCTCTCCGGCACTGTCGCTGTGTGCACGGGAGGCGATGTCAAGGTAGATGCCTTCAAGATGCTCCTGGAGTGCGGATCGTTCCGCGTGACGGTAGTAGTGAGGGAAGTAGGTCTGCCTGAAAGTGTGAAACTCCTCTTTTTGTTTTGCCACACGCGCATCACGCTGGTCAAGGGGGAGGGAGTTGATGCTTTTGATCTCCTCTTTGAGGGCATCGACCTCCGCTTCAAGCCACTTGACAAAGGCGCGTCGGGTGATCTTTTTTGCCTGCTTCTTGTTGGCTCCTTCGCTTTTGGCAATGGCGGTCGTCTCGGAAAGAAACGCAGCAAGCTCCTCTTTACTAAAGAGAGACATCGGCAAGCTCCTCCTGGGTCTGTTCGATAAGCATTACCAGTGCTTTCAGGCACTCGGTGCTGAGGCTTGTTTTGGCATTGGCGATGAGCGTAGCAAGGGTGTGGCGAATGATGCCGTGCGTGAAGAGCTTGGGGTCTTCGTATTGTGCGATGCGCTTCATCTTGGCAAAGGCATCGCCTATCTGGGAGATCTTCTCTGCTTTGATCTCCGGCTTGATGTTCGCCTCTTTGATCTCTTTGACGAACTCATCCATATAGGCGATGAAGTTCTCGTAGAGCTTCTCTCCGCCCTTTTCCATGTGTTGTGCGGCAAGGGTCTCCTCCCAGTCGCCATCGGTGGCTTTGTAGTTCTGTACCGTTCGCACAGAGACCCCCAACACTTCGGCGATCTGTGAGAGGCTTTGGCCTGAGAGGTAGAGTTTTTTAGCCAGTGATCGTTTCTGCTTTGCGGTCATAGGTAGCCTTTGAAGTGGTTTCGTTTGGGCTGGTGCTTAAAGGCGAAGCTCGCCTCTTTTTGTGGTGCATCTTGCAAAGTAACAGGGATCTGCTTTTTTGCCATCTTTAAAAGATATGACTCTATTTTTGCCATCTTCTCTTTGCGTTCATCCTCTCCGAGCTTGTTGCGGTGACGCAGTTCAAGAATGGTCAACTCAACAGCGATATGCTTGAGCAGATCGGTAGGGTTGTCTGGTAGAGAGAAAAAAGAGCCGATAAAAGAGAGGGCATCGTTGATGGCATCGCCAAGTACCTCTTCGTTGAGCCGTCCTGTGGCATTGAGGTCTGTGAGTTGTGTCAGCTCTGTGAGGCTTGTCTCTTTTAGCAGGTCTTCTTTGGTTATCATGGGTTCCTCTTTGTTCCCGGGAGAGCCCCGGGTAGATCGGTTACGAGAGTGTAACGGTCGTGTCGCAGATGGACTTGACAGATGGGATCGGCAACGGTTTTGACTGCGCGATCACCTTGTAGCCCGATGGGTCTTGTAGCTTGATGGGGTTAAGCCACAATGGCAATGGCTGAAGCCCTGCATCGACATCATCGATGGCGAGGTAACGGAAGGCAAACCCACCATCTTTTGCGACCGCCTTAATGGCATCGTCTGCAAGGACTGGGACATACTTCTTTTGTGTAGGGTCGTAGTACTTTGTGTTGTAGCGCTTGATAGTGTAGCCGCCAATGACAATAGTGCTGTCTGTGACCTTGGTGCTGATGGCAACGGTCTGAATAGTGCTTACGATGTCAAGCAGTCGCGCATAGACACTCTTTCCGGCACGGAACTCGACCGTTGAGCCACCGCCATTCTCTTCAATGAGTGCCGCCATATCGGACAGGTCTGAGAAGATCTGCCCGATCTTGGTGTCAGAGACCCAACTGAACGCTGATGGCATCTGCAGTGTGCTTCCATAGTCGACCACATAGGTGTCAAGACCATCCTCTGTCTTCATGGCAAATGAGATCTTTCCTGTCAGCGACTGTGCACAGAGCGCTTCAGTGGTATAGCGTACCGTACGGCGCGCAAAGTCGATGGTGTTCCTTAGCCAAGTGTCCTTGCCAGAAGCACTGAGTGTCTTGATGCGGTTAAGCTCTGCTGCACTGATGGGCTTATTGACAATGATCGGTAGCGGTTCGATGGTCTGCAGCTGTGTTGCACCACCGCCAAGAGTGACAGAGGCAGACCCACGACTAACGACCGGCACAGCCTTGGCAATAGAGCTGACCTCCTCAAGCGTAATAGTGTCAAACGGATAGGTATCTCTCACAGAGGATGGGTAGATGTCGTCCATCACCGGTGTTTTAAGCGGTGACAGTTTACCCAGCTGTTCTCTAACATTTTTTGGGGTAATGATATTTTTTAGTGGCATGGTTGTCTCTCTCCTTTATACGGCATAGATAGGAAGTTGGCTGGTAAGCAGTGCGATCTGGTCGTCGTCTGCAAGTAGCATCTCTTTTGTCACGGTACCGTGCACGATCGCCTCGACCATATTGACGATGGCTGGGTCGAAGTCACTTGTAGCAACCCCCACAATGACCTGCTGTGGGTCTGCATCGGGGTCATACGCTACCATTGGTTTGATACCATCATCAGTCTTGGCAAGAATGGTGCCTTTGTCAAATGCTCCTACCCCATCTGCAATGGTCTTTGTCACGATCACTGGTGGGTGAAGTCTGTTTACGACGCTGTCTTGGTTGTATTGGGTCTGTTCTTTTACTGCATGGTATGCCATAGGTCACTCCTTTAGATTCTGTCCATAGCCATAGGCTCGGCATCTGGCTTGTTGGTTGCTGGGTATTGGTTTGGTGGCGGTACATCCGCTGCTGGTTTTGCCGCTTGCAAGTATGCATCGAACCCTTCTGGGTCTTTGATAGCATAGTCACACGCCCACTGCTCTTGTTCGGGGTGCAGCTTCTTGGCGGCAATGGCATCTTTTACTTTGGAGGTAGCTGCTACCTTCTGTACCTCTTTTAGGGTTTGCTGTGTCTGTTGCAACTGCTCTTTGAGTGTGTTGTTCTCTGCTTGCAGTGCTTCGAGTGCCTCTTTACTCATGGTGTCATTCTCCTTTGTGTGTTGGTTTTTAGCCGCAATGGGCGGCAGTTCATTAAAGAACGGTGTATTGGTGAGTGCTACAGAGTGCAACATCCACCCGACATCCTCTCCGCTTTTGGGATCGGTGGCGTGTGCCACAAGGGTAGGGGAGAGGTATCGGTACTCTCCGGACTTTATTTGGGCTTTTGCCTCTTTGGTCCATTCGATAAGCGCAAAGAGCTTTTCATCTTCGACCTTGAGCCCATCGGGGTGGCGGATCCACCCGGATGCGGGGGCTTTTTCGCCATAGAGCGACTGGTGTTCGTAGTCGACCACCACATCGAGCCCCATGGCCTTGAAGTTCTTGACGATCTTCTCAAGATCAAGTGCATCGAGTGAGAACTTTCCTGCGCTGTGCCCCTCCCAGGAACCTACCATGGCGATCTGTTGCCACTTCTTACTGTTTTTGTCAATACGACATGCGATCACGCCGTCCATTCATATACTCCTTCATCTGTGGTGTATGCCGTAATAGAACGGCTAAATAGGCTTAGGTACCCCTCATCGATGGCAGCATCGAAGAGTTTGCGTGATCTGTTCGTTCTCACGAAGAACCGTGTCACCTTGTCAAGACGCTTCTCTACCTCTTCCATCATCTTCGAGATGGTAGCGTTTGTCTGCTGCCGGTAGGATTCGTTGGCAGAGTATGCAATGTGCACAAAGTAGAGGTTGAAGTAGAGTGCACGGTTGCTTCCCTCTCTTTCATCTCCTACGAAATCGACCAAAATCTTTGGCAACTCCTCTTTTTGTATATCGGGGTCTTTCGGGTCGCTTAGTTGCCCATAGTATCGGTCAACGCTCACCCCGCCAATGGCAGAGAGTGTCTCGACAATATGGTTGTGTACCTTTTCGATCACGGCGACTCCTTTTGCGTGCATTGTAGAAGATAGTGGGGTGGCAAGTACAGCAGAAAATACACAGCTAAAATGACACTTACGACCACATAGCAAGCGTGCGAGTGACATTTACGCCTTTATTTAAGGGGGCTAAACCCTCTATACTGCGGCAAACAACAAGGAGTTGCCCATGGCACTGATGGATTTTAGCTTAGGTGATGTCGGCGGTGTCTTCACCTCTATAAGAGAGGCGATCACCGGCGAGAAGATCGCAGACCCGAACGAGCAGGCAAAGCTAATGCTGGCACTCGACGAGATCGAGGCGAAACTCAAGATGGCACAGATGGATGTGAACAGAACCGAAGCACAGCACAAGAGCATCTTTGTGGCAGGCTGGCGACCGTTCATTGGGTGGATCAGCGGTAGCGCATTGGCGTATAACTACATTGTGCAACCGCTGCTGTTCGTGCTTTTGAGTGCCAATGGCATCAGTGTTGAGATGCCTGTACTTGACATTGGTACGCTGATGATGCTGATGGGCGGCATGCTTGGGTTTGGTGCGTTTAGGACTTTCGAGAAAGTCAAAGGCGTGGAGCATGGATACTAAAGAGAGAGGAGAGAAGACGACAATGCCACAGAACGATCCAAGCAACTACTCTCTGCTCACCTATGCGTGGGTACTCATCTTATCTGTATGGGGTGGGATAACACACTACATCAAAAAGGTCAAATCTGGCGCGCTGCAACGCTTTAGCATCAGCGAGCTTGTGGGTGACATATTCATCTCTGGATTTATTGGGGTAATGACATTCTACCTGTGTGAGTATGCCCACTTCGACAAGATGCTTACCGCTTTTCTTGTAGGCATCAGTTCGCACATGGGTACTAGAGGATTAATGATGCTTGAGGAGGTCGCCGCCAAGAGACTTGGTGTCGATGTGCCTAAGGATGGGGAGAAGTAAGATGGTAGATACACACGAAGAGATCTCGGCACTTAAACAGCAGATGGCGGCGCTGGTCGCGTTTGGTACGGTTGTCGAGAGCAAAGCGCATGAGGGTAGAGCGCTTGTTCGTGTAGCTGTCTATGAGAGAGTAACGGACTGGCTTCCTGTCGCCAGCCTCTCAAACAGTTTCTTTAAGCTGTGGGTACCGCCACTGGTAGGGATGCAGGTGACTGTCATTAGCCCAGGTGGTGATGCCGCCTATGGGGTGGTGATCCCTGCGATATTTAATGCGCAGTGCAAAGAGCCAAACGGGGCGAACGGGGCGAATGCCATTCTTGAAGCCGGTGGCAACAGGGTGGTGTTCAACCAAAACGACATTGCCATCAGTGCCCCTTCAGGGGTAAGCATTACGACACCAACAGTAAACATCAGTGGCGACCTTGTCGTAGGTGGGAACATCTCCGATGGTCGTGGAGACCTAACAGGGCACACACACGACACCACCGATGGTGCAACAGCGAAGGCGCGATAATGGAAACCAAGAAGATCTCCATGCAGCAAGCGGTCATTCGGGTGCTTACCACACCGCTTGGCAGCCGTGTGATGCGACCAAGTTTTGGAAGCAGGCTCTATGAGCTTATAGACAGAACCTACGACAGCAGCTACCGCATGGATGCAGTGGAGTGGAGTGTAGATGCAATAGAGAAGAACCTTCCTGATCTAACCATTAAAGAGGTAAGCAGCCAAGAGGGTGCCATCACGATGCGACTGTTTGACAGGATCACACAGAGAGAAGAGGAGGTGCGTATTGCTTTTGCTGCGTGATATTCCCGCACCTACTATTGTTGAGACACTCTCCTATGAGGAGATCGTACAAAGAAAGAGCGATAGTGTCAAACGCATATTAGATGAACGCAACATAGCGTACACCCCAAGTGAAGCCGATGACCTCATGACACTCATTGAGATGGATGCGTACGAGGAGATGCTGCTACGATCAGAGATCAACATTCGCATCAAACAACTCTTTTTGGCATATGCGACAGAGAGCAACCTTGACCATATTGGCACTACGCGCTTTGGCGTGGCGCGGCTTGTGGGGAAAAAACCTGTTGCCACGGTGAGTTTTACGCTATCGATGCTACAGGAGAGTGATGTTGTCATTCCTTCTGGCACCCTGCTTGGGGATGGCACAGAGACAGCGGTACTGCTTGAGAGTGTCATCATTAAAGCCGGTAATACAGAGGGAGAAGGAGAGATGGAGCTACAGCACATCACCGCACAGAGCGAGACAAAGTGCGAAACCATTCTTACTCCGTTGCCATGGGTCGTAGAGGCTTCTCAGCTTACACCATTTGCCAACGGTGCAGACAGAGAGGATGATGAGCGATACAGAGAGAGATTGTGGCTAAGCAGAGAGCGACGCACCACAGCCGGAAGCGAGAAGATGTATCTCTACTACGCAAAGAGTGCCGATGTGCGTGTTGAAGAGGTTGCAGTCATCAATGGGGGTGCTGGCATGGTTCGCGTTGTGGTGTTCCCAGGTGAAGCAGACATCATTGAGAGTGTAGAGGGGTATCTTAACAAAGATGAGATCAGACCACTAACCGACACACTACAGGTCGAAGCCGCCAAGATAAAGCCGATAACCATAGAGGCAACACTCATTGCAAGGTCGGTCGATGTGGTCGATACTGCCAAAGTAGAGGCACGGTTTGCCCCATACATCAACACATTTGGTGCGAAACTCACCATTGCGAAGATCTACGATCTGCTTGGTGATGAGAATATTGTAGATGTAGAACTTGTCACACCGGTTGCCTCCATGGAATGTGGTGATGATGAAGTGATGCAGATCGTATTCATACTGCATGTAAGGGGTGAAGATGTGTAGCTTACCACACTATACGCCCCTTATACTCAAAGCGTACTTTGAAGTGGCAAGCAGCGATAGAAGATCGCTGCTTGATGCACGCTTTTTTAGTGATGACCCCAAAGTGTGTCATGAGGCGTTCTTGCCACTATTTGCTGTTGAAGCCGGCATTGACATCGATGGTGAGGATGCGAAGACAGCTCGCTCACTCATTGCCGATGCTTACGAAGCGAATCTAAGAGCGGGGACAGCCTATGCGATAAAGCGAGCGCTGTCAACACTTGTAGATGTCGATGTGCAAGAGAAGGAGGGTTACAGGTTTGACCTTTTCTTTTCGACAGAAGACAGAGAGATCACAGCAGAACTACTCAATAAGGCCACACACATATCGATGCGAAACAAAAATGTACGAAGCGTTCTTGACGGTATCACGCTTGGGTATGTTGTCGCATGCAATATTCAACAAAAAGCTGGCTGCGCAGGGGAGAGTTGTGGCGTGGCAGTGCCTATAGATGGGTATGATACACACATTTTGTTTGCGCAGCATGTGTATGCAGGCTGTGTAGGTGAAGCGATATTTTTAGCAGAAATGGAGGTATAAAAAATGGCAGTTGGAAGCAGCATCATTACAGCAGATGGCATAAACGCACTGGCAAACGCAAGCGCAACTGGGACAAGTGTAAAACCAAAGTATTTTAAGTTCAGCGAGCAGGAGCTTGTGCTTGATCCAAATCTAAGTGCAGACGATATAGTTGGATGGCGCACACAAGAGATAAGTCTATACCAAAAAGTAGATGACAGGAGTGTCGAGTTTGTGTGTGATGTACAGCCAGATGAGGCAACCGCCTATACGCGACTATGTGGTCTGTTCCTAGATGATGGCACCCTTTTCATGGTGGCAAAACCACCATTCCCATTCCCACCACAGTTAAGACAGACATTCAAAATACAGATGATCTATGATGGGATAGATGAGATATTGAACTTCCAGTATCTGCCATTTAGCGAAACAGAACAGAGCTTGGCACTGCTAAACACGCAAGCGACGCTAGGAGAGCAGATACTCAGAAATGCCCTCGATATCGGCCTTATGAAAAACACAAATCACAACACAGGAGAATAGCATGGATCTTAACGGAATCAATGAAAATGTAAATAGACTTGTTCAAAACATTGCTGAGCAGAATAGAAAGGCACAAGAGATATTCTTTGACCCAACACCAAAGAGTGTCGAACTGCAGCAGCTCGATGAAAATGGTATATTGCAGACAATTATGCTGCCAAACAGAGCAAAGATCCTCTCTGATGTATCACTCACAACATTTGACAAGCAAGATAACACATCACCGGCATTCAAAAAACTTACACCCTACAGCATTGCCATTAAAGCTGGACTTCGCGTCAAAGTAGAAGGGGAGACCGTCACACTTGTAAGTGACTATACGCTTGACATCAACACACACCTCGACACCGGTACAAAAGTGCCTGGTACTGACTATTTTATTTATGTCAATACAGATGGCACTTTTTACTTGAGTGCGAACAGGAATCTTACATCTGGAAGAGTGATAGGCGGTTTTCACTACAGCTTAACACCTGAAGATGAAGCAGCCACAGGAAATAAGACAGAAGGAGACATGGAGGCGATCAGAGGCATCAATATGTACTCTATGTGGGATCTGAAATTCAGGCCAACATGTGATCCACGCGGGATGGTATATATCCTTGGAAAATGGTACGACATCTATCTGCATGACAGCAACTATGGCCTAAGAAAATACTCTGCACCAACATCGCACACAGGTGCCAAGATAGCAGGTGGCGCTACAACGAACAGCAGACAGATCCCAAAAATACCACTTGAATTCGGAGGTGATGGAGCTATTGATTATGGATCGTATACTTGGTTCCAGGCGTGCGAAGTTGCAGGTGCAGCTGGCAAACACCTACTCTCCTATGAGGAGTTCCAAAAAATTGCGTATGGTGTCACTGAGGGCATCGGTGCTGTAGCACAAAATGCGGCATACGACACAGATGACAACGAGGGCAGAGTTACACATTACCCAGAGTTCTTGTCGAAGTGGGGCATAGAGCAGGCAACCGGCAATGAGTGGATATGGGGAAGAGAGGTCTCTGGGAATAGAGATGAAGGATCCACATCATGGGATTGGAGAGACAAAACAGGTGGAAGAGGGATGATATATGCACTACACGATAATCATATTACTGCACCGATTTTTGGTGCGCACAGAGATTATAGCGATGACGGGAAGGCTGGTTCCCGCTGTTCGACTTGGCACGACTATGTTTGGGATTCGGATTGGAGCATCGGGTCTCGCGCCGCGTGTGACCACCTGAATCTTGCGTAACGAACGAAAGTGAGTGGAGGAATCGATGAACAACCTTATCATCATTGAGAAATATGAAGATTTTATCAATTACATATATCCTGTATTGCAAAACATTCAACGCAGGCATGGAGTCATAAAAGAGAAAATCATACAGACAATATTTTCTCAAGTTGAACTCTTTTATAAAGCGATAAAGTCAAACCACATAAGCAAGCTATATGAGGCAGATGGAAACTTGGCAACGATAAGGTTTTACTTAAGATTTCTCTCCGACAAGAACAGAAAACTCATATCACAGAAACAGCACCAGGTTGCAAGTATTAAACTTGCAGAAGTTGGAAAAATACTTCATAGCTGGATAACAAAACAGACAAAGGGTAGATAATTGAAATGCGTAGTCTATGGTTCCCGCTGTTCGAATTGGAACAACTATGTTTGGAATTCGAATTGGAACATCGGGTCTCGCGCCGCGTGTGAGGACAATCACTTTGGATATATGCACTCACTGCAAGTCACGGCTGCAGTGGTGCGACCAGATAATGTGGTCAGATTATCTATCCTGCTTAGGCGAATACATAGCTTGGTTTGTAAAATTGTGAGTAGTGGAATATCGAAAGCAAAAGACAACATACTAAAGGATCCTAGTTTGGGAAAAAAATATAAAAACCTATTCAACAGAACTACTGACATCAACAACCTAAGAGATGCATACTGCAAAACTGTACGAGGTGGGAACAGATACACATATGGACACCTTCACTTTAAGGAGAATATAGAGGCAAATATTATGCTACTTAAAAATCGTGTCGAATCCGGGTCGTATAGTCCTGGAGACTATAGAGAGTTTAAGGTATACGAACCAAAAGAGAGAATCATTAAAGCGTTGCCTTTTAGGGACAGAGTTCTTCAGCATGCAATATACAACATTATTGAACCAATTTTTGAGCCAATATTCTACAGCTGTTCGTATGCATGCAGAAAAAACAAAGGAACGCACAAAGGCGTAAAAGATGTACAGGCGACAATGAGACGACTGCACGACTCAGGGACAGTCTATTACTTAAAAATGGACTTTAGTAAATACTTTCATTCTATAGACACAACAGTGCTTTTTATGGAGATCAAAAAAAAGATAACAGACAATAGAGTTGTTGCACTCATGAAGATGTTCACAAACGAGCACAAAGGAATTCCGATCGGGAATCTTTTATCTCAGTTATATGCAAATATATATGGTCACATATTTGATAGGTTTGTAAAGACAAAACTTAAAGCAAAACACTACTTTAGGTACATGGATGACACAGTCATACTATCAAACAACAGAGATGAGCTTAAGAGATGGCAACAGATCATCCATAGATTCATTGGAATATATATGAAACTTAAATTTAGCAAGTGGCACATCAGCAGCCTGTCGAAACCGCTAAACTTTCTTGGCTACAGAATAACAGAAAGGTATAAACTTATACGCAAAGACAGTGTTATAAGGGCAAAAAGAAAAATAAAAACATATACAAGATCAAAAGATGAAAATAGACTAAAAATGTTCCTTGCAAGCTGGCTTGGGCATGTCAAATATGCAAACAGTTATAACCTTATCCATTTCATTCAAAAGGAGATCAAACATGGAAACAGTCAATAAAATCCCTCTTGTTGCCGTCATACAGCAGGAGACGAAAAAAGAGATAGCAATGAGGGATGGCATATACATCTATCTCGATACACAGGCAGCTGTTGACGACAGCATTGTTGATGCAGCGATCACAAAGCAGGAGGCGCACTATTTTGAGGCACAAAAAGAACACATGACAAAAACGATACAGGCACATCTAGACAATCAGGCACGCGCACTTCGATACGACAACATGATGAGCGCAAGAAGCTATGCGGGATATGACAATCCATTTATGGAAGAGGCGCAAAAGCTTGCAAGTTGGTGTAGTGCATGCTGGATCAAGGCCGCGGAGATAGAGAACGATGTTATCTCTGGTGCAGCAGTGCTGCCCACAGAAGAAGAGCTTATTGCATCACTACCGAAGTATGAAGGGTAGAAGCAATGAAATATTGTGATGTGATCGTACAGCCACAAAAAGACCACAAGCTCAAGGTCGTAAAGACGATCCACTATAAAGATGTGACCGTACCGGCAGGATACAGAACGAATGGTGCTGACTCTCCACGGATCGCATGGTTCATCTACCCTCCAAACAGGACGGACATCTTACCGGCTGTCATTTTGCACGATTATCTATGCAACAAGGAGGAGTACGCTAAAGCGGATGACATTTTTGAGGCGTGCCTTGAGGATCTTGGCATAAATTATATAGACAGGGTCATACTTGTCGCAGCTGTCAGGCTGTATCACTTTATTCGGTATGACATCAACCCATTAAACAAGGAGACAAAATGAGTACAGCAAGAGGAGTTGTTTCATCGTGGAGTGCGGTCGGTAGCCGCCCAGTAAGAGTAAGCAGTACGGAGCCCATTGCTTTGGTCTTAACAACCAATGAGAGCAGCAACGAAATGTTCTACTTTGACAGTGTGGGTAAAGCACTTGATTACTTTATGCTTGGTAGAACGCAACAGGAGATCAAAACAGAGATAAATGACGGCACCATCAAGGGGAACTTGTTCAAGTACTTGGTATGGGCGAACAATAAGTATGACCTACGCATCCCGACCATCGTCTCTGTTGCAGCACACGATGATGATGCAGACACACAAAAGACAAATATCATCAATGCGACAGCAGACATCAAGAATGCACCGGCAAAATTCAAGATGCGTCCAGACATCATTGCAGTTCCTGACTTCACGACAGATGAAGATGTCAGCATGCAACTGCTTGCAACTTGTGATATTTTGCGTGCGAGAACCTTTATTGACCTTGCGGCAACAGATGGAAGCGATGCGATCACTAAGCGCAACAACTATGGCAGCGAGAGAGCAACTCCTACATACTGTAACTTAAAGGACTGGAGTACACTTAAAGATGCCACAGAGACATACTCTGCAGCGTTTATTCTCTCTATCTTGCGTTGTGCTGTTGATGGAAGCGATACAACCAGAGGGGTAGGGTGGAGCTTTAGCCTCTCCAACAAACTCATTCCTGTCAGTGACGCGGTCAATGATGTTGAGTTCATTTTGGGGCTTGGCGACGAGACAGATCTGTTGACACAAAACCAGATCACGACATTTATTGAGTTTAACGGCACAAGAGTATGGAACTACCAGACCTGTAGTGCAGACCCACTGCTGCAAGATGCCAGACGCGTGCGGATCTTTGACAAGCTGACATTTGCCGTGCTACCTGCGATCTTCCCTCTTATTGATTCTGACAGAGGGGTGCAGGCGGTCAAGGAGGCCAAAGATACCGTAAGGGATTTTGTGGCGGACATGATAGGCAAAGAGGTGTTGCTTGGTGGGATCATTGAGCTTGATACTGACCTGACCACCCCTACTGCCATCACAAATGGTGAGTTCTACCTAAGTGTAAGAACGCAGGAGAATCCGGTACCAACAAAGATCGCTGTAGAGTTTACCAGAGAAGACATCTTCAGCAGTGTCGTTTACAAAACATTAGCATAAGGAGCAGCAGATGAAAGCGGGATTTAGCAAGTATTACAACCTCTTTGTAGAGGGGGTAGGGTTCATTGGTAAAATAGAGGATTTCAAAGAGCCGGATGTCAAATCGAAAAAGGGCGAAAGCCCTATGGGGTACAAGGTCGACATCGGCATTCCTGAAGCGATGGAGGCGGAGGTGACACTGCACTCCATCAACAAGGTACTGTTTGATTCGATGCAAAAGATGGATGAAGCGAAGATCGTCATTAAGGAGGTTGTGCTTGAGAATGGAAAGAACATCACCATCAACCACACGATGACAGGGCCAATGGAGTTCGAAGCGGACACAACCAAAGTGGCAGAGGGGAAAAAGGTAAAAGTAAAACTATACCCGCAACGCTACACGAGAGAGCAAGATGGCGAAGAGGTTGCGTTTGTCGATGTGACAGTGCCCATCTTTAGACTAAACGGAACAGACATTGTAGAGGAGGTGAGAAATGCAGTCAGCTAACATCATACTAAGTGACGACAAGCGTGTCACCATGAGAGAACCAAAGGTAAGAGACATTAGAGCAGTGTCTTCCATTGCATCAGAAGAGGAGAAGGAGATCGCGCTGATCTCCAACTTGACAGGGATGACGGAAGAGGAGATCGATGATCTCTCATTAGCTGACTATGCCAAACTACAGGATGCACTGTCGGGTTTTATGTTTTAGGGTGGGAGGATGCCATAGAGATCATAGCAACTATGGCATACCATTTCCACTTTGGGTTTGAAGAGATGATGCGGATGGATCTGTCTATATTGATCGATCTGGCAAAAAAGCTTCCAGTACCGAAAGAATAAGCGTCATCGAAGCCGAAACGGGGATGGCAACGATCCACCCAAGCAGCAGGACATAGAGCGTGTAATCTACAATATCCTTGGTGTACGCCTTGTCTAAAAAGAAGAATGTGATCCAGACAATAAAGAGGCTTATTGAAAACTTGACAGTTTCTGATTCGTTGATCGTTTCTATAATGTTTCTCATATCTACAGTATAGCAGAAAGGATGCAAAATGCCAAAAACAATGGCGCTAAACATCGCCATCGGAGCCAGTATCGCAGGAGCACTCAAGGGTGCTGCGAATGTCATGGGCAATATCGGAGACATAGGTAAAACGATCGATGGGCTTAATAAGAAAAAGATATCACTGTTAGAGAACGACAAAAGCATCAAGCGCTACACCAAGGGTCTTGCAAACATAAACAAAGCGATCAATAAACTCTCACAAGAGAAGAGAGACCTTGACATCGGGATAAAGGTGGCACGCTCTACAAAACAAGCAGAGAGACTAAAGAACGAACTTGACAGGGTTAAGCTTGGTATTGCGAAGCTTAACCGTACCAAGTTCAGACTCAAAGAGAAGGTCAACGGTGCGAAACATGCGTTTGAAGAGACGAATGCAGAAGCCAAGAGACTACAACACACCATTAACGCATTAAACCAAAACAAGATCAGACTCGATAGATACAAAGAGAAAAAAGAGGGGTATCGTTCACGGTTTGTTGAGACTGTAGCCATTGGTGCAACGGTTGCTTTTCCGGTTAAACAAGCGGTTGCATTTGAAAGCGCTATGGCGGATGTACGGAAGAGTGCGGGGCTCAGCAAGGAGGAGACCAAGGCATTTAGGAAAGAGCTGCTAAAGCTGACAGGAACCATTCCCCTTACTGGGGAGGAGCTTGCAAAACTCACTGCAAGTGGCGCGCAGCTTGGCATCAAGAGAGAGCAGCTACAAAGCTTTACGACACTTGCAGCAAAGATGTCAACCGCATTTGATATTGCAGACAAAGAGGCGGCCGGGGATGCCATTGCAAAGATCATGAACCTCTATGGCGGTGGCATCGATGGCGTACGCAAAATAGGAGACGCGCTTAACCACCTAAGCGACAATACGGCAGCAAAAGCGAGAGATCTGCTTAATGTGCTTGGTCGCGTCTCTGGTACAGCAAAGATGTTTGGGTTAAGCGCACAGCAGACCTCTGCACTTGCAGATGCGTTTTTGGCAATGGGAAAAAGCCCGGAGGTGGCATCGACAGCCATTAACGCCCTACTGCTTAAGCTAAACACTGCAGACAAACAGGGTAAAAAGTTCCAAGATGGATTAGCGAAAATAGGACTTACTCCTACACAGATAAAATTAGGGATCAAAGACAATCCACAAGAGACGATCATGGCGGTACTTGAGAGCATCAAGGAACTGGATAAACAGTCTCAAATAGGCATACTATCCGATATGTTCGGTGCAGAGTATGCTGATGATATCGCATTGCTTGTGGGTGGGCTTGACAACTACAAAAAAGCGCTAAAACTTGTAGCCAAAGAGAGTAACTATGCTGGGTCGATGGAGAAAGAGTATCAAAACAGACTCGACACAACAGAGAACAAACTGAGACTATTAAAGAACAGCTTGACACGCGTTGCGATCAACCTTGGGTCAGTGGTGCTCCCTGCACTCGGTGAGCTTGCAGATATGCTAAAGCGTGGCTCTGAGTGGGTCTCAGCCATGAATGAAAAGTACCCACTGCTTGGGAGCGTGATCTCTTATACTGCGGTTGCGATAGGGTCATTTACTGTCACAGGCTATGCGATGGGGTATATGTTCTCCATCGTTGGTGCAGGCATAACAAAAATGATAAATATTACAACAACACTCAGAGGCATTCTTATTGGTGGAATAGGGCTAAAGCGTACTGGTATTGCCGCCTATTTTTTAAGTGGAGGGCTTCAAGCAAGTGGAAGCAGTGCTGGTGTTGCGAAGGGTGGGCTTATTGGGCTTAAAGGAACGGTACTCTCTCTTTATGGTGCGGTACTGGCACTTGGTGCTGCATTTGTGTGGCTAAACAGCCAGATAGCTGCATCAGGCAAAGCGGACATAGACTCGAAACACCTTATGGGGAAAAGCGTCTCAAAGCTTAAGTCACAAGAGCAGTACCTCAAAGAGCGCATCGCAAGCATGAAAAAAGGTGGGATGTTTGAGACGATCGCACATGGATCCCCCAATGCACACAAGATAGAAGAGTATGAAAAACGACTCAAGGCAACACAAAGACGGATCAAAAAACTACAAACAGCAGAGCCAAAAGTAAAAACAGATGCGGTAACACCAGAGAAGATAGAGAAGTCAGTAGGAGATGGCATCAAAGAAGCGACATCGCATACATACAAAGACTTTCTCAAAAAGAGCACTCCTGTACCAGGCGCACCCGTGCAAGACAAATCCACTTCAGCCTACAATAGAAACAGTGGCAGGCACAGTGGTAGCTATGCAGGTGGATCTCAAAACAGTGCAACAGCCGGAGGGTCAAAGAGTTACACGATCAACATCAATGTCGTTGTCGATCAGGCAAAGGATATTACGCATAACATTGCAATGATCCTGCCTGATCTCATTCGTGACATCGAGTCTGGAAAACTGGCAAGGAGTATGTATGATATGTAGAGTAGGGCTGTTCAGATTTGATGCGCATAGCATCATAGGGCTTGATGAGACACTCAAGACGCCATATGCAAAGCATAATAGACCACAGAATCACCCACTATTTCAAGATGTTGGCAAGAGTGAAGAGGAGATCACGATAAGAGGGCTTAATGTCAAGGCAAAGGTGAGTGACATGAGGTGGCTGAAGGAGCAGGCGAAACTGAAGATACCTGTCAGATTCACAACAGAGACAAGCAGCTTCTGGGTGATCGTGGATGAGATACGAACATCAAAGAGTGAGTTCTTTAAAGGAGTGTGGATCTATGAACGCTTCACGATACGAATGCGCCGGCACTATCCAGAGTACAACAGCATCATCGATGACATCATAGGAGCGTTGCTATGACAACCTATAGAGCAAAAAGCAAAGAGAGACTTGACCAGATCATCTATAGACACTATGGCACACTCGACATGAATACGATGAACGCCGTATTCGAGGCAAATCCGGAAAAGTTAGAAAAGATAGAGCTTGAGGCAGACGAGATCATCTATATACCAACGATCGATCCAGAAACAATAGAGACAAAAAGTAGGGCACTATGGTAGAGAACATCATTGACATCATACTTCAAAAACGGGTAGAGATAGTGATCAATGGCAGCGTAGTAGCGTCACTCTCAAAGCGCTTTGCATCACTGGAGGTCAAAGATGAGATGGGCGCACTCTCTGACGAATTGACGCTGGTCATACCTGGAGACTTCATGCGACCAAAAGGAGACGATGAGATAAGCTTGCTTATTGATGGCATAGACTATGGCACCTATACGGTGCAGGAGACGACAAAGACATTCCAATCACTTACAATAAAGGCGCGTGCTGCCAATTTCTCCAAAAGCCTTAAAGAGAAGAAGAGTAGGGCGTTTGACAAAATGAAGCTTTGCAAGATCGTCGGGAAGATCGCCACAGAACATGCGATGAAGCAAAAGTGTGATGTAGAGACATATATTGACCATGTGGCACAGAATGGCGAGAGTGACCTCAACCTACTTACACGCATTGCCAAAAAACACAACCTTGACTTCAGCATTAAAGCAAACACAATAATGATGCTTCAAAAAGGAAGCACAATGGGTAGACCCATGTTCATCATTCGTGCAACAGAGGCAAAGAGCTACCGCATCAAGCACACCACAAAGCAACTGTATGGTGCCTGTGAAGCGATGTATCACGACACAAAAAAGAACAAGGTAAAGAGGGTGAAAGTAGGAAGTGGCACACCGGTATTGACCCTTACAGGAAGCTACAAAAACGAAGCCAATGCAAACGAGGCGGCCAAAGCCGCACTGGCGAACATCACAAGTGGCACGATAGAGGGGAGCGTGACCATTCCAGGAAGAGAGATGCGAGCAGGGGGCATACTCACCCTTGCCGGCTTCAAAGAGGACGATGGGATATACACCATCAAGCGGGTATCGCACCGCATAGATCAAGGTGGCTATGTGGTGCGTGTTGATTTTGAAAAAGCATAGGAGGAGAATATGGCACTTAATGACCTCTTAATAGACGAATTGGAAATGACACACCTCTTCACGCTTGACAATAAAACAGTGGAGGAGGATGGTGTTACTACTAATTATCCAACAAGAATAAACAACGATGATGGTTCTAAGTTTGTATGGGACGACAACCCTTGTTGTGAAGGTTTTACTTATGCACCAAAAACCAATGATAGCACCAGCTATTCTAGTCGCTCAAATGGTGTCATCTTCGATAACTCTGATGACATCAATAAGAAGGCTAGAGCTAACTATGGTGATGTCGGTAAGACTATCGGTATGTGGACAAGAGTAAATCAAGTATTGACACCAAGCTGTATTCTGGATGAGGGGGCACAGGTTAACAACTTTGCATTCTTTGTAGGATTGGGGCAATCCTTTACTTGGCAGGCTGCTGATGATGGTCAACCATTTCTTATCGCACAAAGTAAACTAAAAGCACAAGCAGGTAGGAACTATCTTCTAACAGGTACTTGGGAGTATCAGCGCAATGGGTACAATGCTATTGACTTTTTTGTCAATGGTGTATTACAGGAGACGGTACAGCTTACTGGTACTGATAAGTTTCCCGACCATGGCGGGGATATTAATATTGGGAACACAGATGACGACCTCAAAAGCTATAACGAGGGTGTCATCAAATCTGCCATTCGTGAGAAGTGGGCAAACCTCTTCTTTATTAAAAACCTTGAGATTTGGGATGAAACGATCATTCGTGAAATCTTTGAGAGAACTACTTTTGCAGAGGTTACAATAGAGGCTGATACAGTTAAGAATCAGCAGGCTGCGTTGGACAACTTAATCGGAAACTCATACTTTGATGTGAATTGTGCTATCAGAATTGTTCAGGCAACAGATACAACAAACTATACACTGCTTATGGATGATATTACATTCAAGAGAGTTGATGAATTAAGAGATATTCATATTCAATTCCTTGGTGAGGGTGAACTTCATATAGAGAACTGCAATGGATCTAACGCATACGAACTCTCTACACCAAAAGAGATTGAAAGGGTGAGTGATACATTGGTTGGCGGTGGATCACTCACAAAAACAGACAACTCTGTACGACTCAAAGATGATAGTGACTATAACAACCACATCATCGATGGTAACTTGTGGATTGACTGCGACAGTGATGTGACAATCGATATGGAGAATGTTAATGTTGCAGGTAAGGTGTATAACAGAAATAACGATGCTACTGTAACCATTAGAGCAACAGCATGTGAGTTGGAAGCAGATATCGCTGGTAGTGGTAACGGGCAGGTAAACATTGAGATCGTAGGTGAGCTTACAATTACGGGATTGGTTGACGGTACAGAGGTTAGACTGTACGATGTAAACATGAATGAACTCTTTGGTATCGAGGAGAGTAGCGGCAATGTTGTGTGTGATTATGTAGGGATGCACACAGATGCACTACTTGTGGCGTATCATGTGCTATACCACCCGATAAGAGTCAAGCTCAACCTGAACGGTGATAAGGCATCTATACCGATGTCACAGGCCAAAGACACGACATACTACAACCCATAATAAGGAGGGTGCATGAAAGTAAAAGTAGTTGAAACGACAGGAGGCAAATACCTTGGCAGAGTATTCGATATACCAGAGGTCAACAAAGATATTGCTTTAAGATATGGGATAGAAGCAGACGAGATCGTGGTTGATGGAAATATCTACATTATCCGCAACCCAAACTACACAATTAAACTTGAAAGGATAGAAGAGTAATGGCAATTATTTATGACTTAGACTTACTGAACCAAGGAACTGAGGTTGAATTCGATATTGACAATAGAACGATAGGGTTAAATGTAGCCGGGAACCTAACAGAAGATGGGGTAACACTACAATGTGTCTACTCATTTACCAAGACTGAGTGGAAGAAAGATAGTGTACTCATTGGGCAGGATGAGCCGTTCGTTCCAATTGACGGGCCTTCTGGAACGCAATTCATCTTAAAAGATGGATGGAGTTGGAGAGATGTAGATACGATCAATCTACTAAGAAACGCTGGTTTTGCTGTAATGAACACTGGTGGGGTAATCACACAAGAGTGGTGTAATATTACCTCCCTAGGACTATTTCACGATAAAAATAGTGATAGAGCTTACTATACGCAAGGGGATATAGACAATCCGATCGACACCATTAGGGCTGGTGAAGTCAATCAGTGTGTGCAGATTTTTGGTGATGCTGATAACGGCAACTTTGATAAGCGTTCCGATTTTGTGATATACCTTAGAGAAGAGCAAAAAACCTATGGACAGTACGACTTGATCGTGGAGCAAAATATCTCTGCACTTACCTATAAGCAGTACACACTGCCATTAAGCAACAAAATCGACACAAAGGTTACACACACAGATGCAGAGATCGAAGCTGGTGGATACGAGAATATCACGATCACATACTATGACACAACACAGCAGAGAGATGTTGGTGGAACAGCATACGACTTCTCTGTTATTGTGGAGGGCAACAACAATACGCTTGAGGAGATCTACGAGAAGCACCAGTACATTATGCGTCAAGAAAGCGACATCGATAATGGAGATGGTGTCGTTAGAGGCGATACAGCAGATACACTTATGTACTTTGAGGGCGACACCCTCTATGTGAGAGGATATATCGACAATGTGCTTGATGCCGACTCTAACCGGGTCGTATTTATTGACGATACTGGCGTAGAGCGTGTAAACCCGTTCACATCAGCAGGAGTGATCGAAACAAATGCACCGTTACAGGTTGATGATGACGCAGAGTATTGGATGTTCTTTTCCGACACATTTAACACATCATCCCCACTACTTGTCAATGATGCAAATGGTAATCCTATTACAGGTTTGGTAAGTGGACTTAGCACAATACCATTCAACTATGACTACGATGGCAACAACCAAAGAGGTGATGGAACAGAGGGTACAGACGCACCGGTTAAAATTGTGGCGATTGGGCTAAACAATGCACAACACATTGTTGCAGATGGTATCATTACACGATCTAAATCACTCAAGTTCGCACTAGTTGCAAACCAAGAGATGACATTCGTTAACCCATAAGGAAAAGAGATGATCGAGTTTAGCGGAGAAAACAAAACCATAACCATAACAGATGAAGCAACCGTCGATGTTATGTCAGATTTGTACTCCGCTTGGAAAGTATGGGTTACAGATAACCCACAATGGGATAGGGCATTTCGTGTTGTGGGAGGGGATTATCTCGGTGGTGGCGCTAAAGCACCTGCCTACTTCTTTCTAACGAACAGCTGGATGGTTGTTGTTGATGGGTGTGACATCAATGTTTCATATAACTTATTCTCCGACGATTATGACACACCGTTCAAGAAGGTTAACGGAGGCGCGGTACTCAATCAAACCTCATCCGTCCCAATGGTCGCTACTGGTAGTGGCTTGAGTACGGAAGAGCACAACAAACTTATGGGTATTGTAGACGAGATCTTCAATAGGGTAGTGGAATGCTGACATTTTCACAATGTTTATGTAAAAAAAGCGGTCTAAAAAGTGGCACGCTGCTTGAGCATATCAAGGCAATAGCACTCACAACAGGATCAACACAATATCTTGACAAGGTACACATCAGAACAAAAAGAGCAAAGATAACACTCAACAAAACAGCATCAGTAAAAAGCACCAAACATGCAAAAACAACAATCAAGCAAAGCAGTAAAACCATCATAAGGAAGAGTAACAATGTCATCATTTGATAGCACAATAGAAATATGCACACAATACGCAGGCACAAGCTTTACCAGAGACATATTCAAAGAGGATGAAACAGAGTGGGAAGACGAATACAGCGCGTCATATACACTTATAGATATAGAAGGCAATGAAGTCACACAAGGCAACCTAACAAAAGAGACAAGACATTTTCATCTCAATGTGCCTTACACAGCCACAGAAACACTTGAGGGCAAATACTTACTATTGGTGTACCTGCACAGCACATTAGACGCACAATACAAAGAAGCGATCGCAGAGTTCAACATCAAATTCAACAAGAAGATCCCAACCAAATAAGAGCCACAAAAAACACATTTAAAATGCCACAAAAGGCATCAAAAATTTAGTGTGGTGACATTCTTGGGTTGTTTTTTCGACATTCTTGGGTTGTTCGTACATCGTACACATCTATTTTTTTAAAATAGAAAAAACAATACGCATATAAACCCAAGAGAGCAGATTCGCTTTTTTAATAGAATTTATATTATGTTAACCAATATATATTGTTACTCTTGTAGTC